ATACTCTTTCCAACTCTGGGCAGATTTTTGACAAAAGGGGTGCAGGATATGACCAAAAACAAATGGAAAAAACTGATTTTGGAGCAGATGTCTGCACTAGGGGTGCAGAAGGACGCGTATGATTCCGCGGTGGAGACTTTGGCGGGAATCCTCGAGCAGCGGGACAAAACTTTCGGGGAGTTTCGAGCCTCCGGTGGAAAGTCGGTCATCGAGTACACGAACAAGGGCGGCTCGACAAACATGACGAAAAATCCGTTGCTTGTCCTTTGGGATGATCTGAACAAGAGTGCTTTGGCGTACTGGCGCGAGCTTGGAATGACACCCTCGAGCTATAAAAAAATGACGGGAGACGCGCCGCGTTTGGAAAAGCCGGGCGGACTGGCTGCGGCGCTTGCCAGCATTGAATCCGGTTAAAGGGAAAAACTGGCCGGAGGTCCTCGAGTACGCCGAAAGCATTCGGGCTGGTCGAAAAGCGGCGTGCGTGGAGTTGCGCCAAGCTGTGGATCGGTTCTTTTCGGACCTCGACAATCCCGAGTACTGGATGGATAGCAAAGCGCCTGAGTTCTGCATCCGGATCATCGAAAAAACGATATGCCACCAACAAGGAGAGAAGCTGGACGGCACGCCGCTGCGTGGGACGCCGTTCAAGCTCGAGCCGTTTCACAAATTCATCGTTTACAATCTTGTGGGATTCAAGTTGTGCGGGACGGACGTTGTTCGATTCCACGAAGCGCTGATTTTTATCCCCAGAAAAAACATTAAGACAAGCTTTGCCGCGGCGCTTTCCTGGGCGCTCTCACTCCTTTACCGGCGCAGCGGGTCAAAGACCTACATCGCGTCGGCGGCGCTGATGCAGTCGCTGGAGAGCTTTAACTTTTTGGACTACAACGTCCGCCGGATGGGTGAGGACGCAAAAAGCGGCGGGTCTGTCAAGATCATCGACAACAACAACGAGCACTCCATGGAGGCCACGCTTCCGGACGGCTCTTTTTTTATTCGGGCACTGGCGGCAAACCCGGACGCGCAGGATTCTCTCAACTGCAACATTGCGATTTGCGACGAGATTCACGCTTTTAAAACGCCGAAGCAGTACAACCTTTTTAAGGAGGCCATGAAAGCCTACACCAATAAGCTGCTGATCGGCATCTCGACCGCGGGCGACAACGAGCAGGCATTCCTCGGGCAGCGTCTAAAATATTGCCGAAAGGTGCTGGACGGCACGGTGAAGGATGAGCAATACTTTATTTTTATGTGCTGCGCAAATCCGGACGAAAACGGGAATATCGACTACACAAACCCGGTCGTGCATGAAATGGCAAACCCGGCCTACGGCGTGAGCATTCGCCCAGATGAAATATTAAACGACAGCCTGCAGGCGCAGAACGACCCGCAGCAGCGTAAGGATTTTTTTGCGAAAAGCCTGAATGTCTACACGAACGCGGTCAAGGCGTATTTTGACATCGAGGAGTTCAGGCGGAGCGACGCCAAGTACAGCTGGACGCTCGAGGAGTTGGCAAGGCTGCCGATCGACTGGTACGGCGGCGCGGACTTATCGAAGCTCCACGACTTGACGGCTGCGGCACTTTTCGGACATTACAAGGGTGTAGATATTGTAATCACGCATGCGTTTTTTCCGATTGTCGCTGCGCATATCAAGGCGGAGCAGGACAACATCCCGCTTTTTGGTTGGCAGGACGACGGCTGGCTCACGATGTGCAACAGCCCGACCGTTAACCATGCGGATGTGGTCAACTGGTTCGTGGATATGCGGAAACGGGGGTTCAAAATCCGGCAGGTCGGGCACGATCGGAAGTTCTGCCGCGAATATTTCATCGGCATGAAATCGGCGGGTTTCCAGATCGTCGATCAGCCACAGTATTTTTACAAAAAGTCGGAGGGCTTCCGGCATATCGAACAGAGCGCAAAAAACGGCACTCTTTTTTATTTACATTCGGAAGCCTATGAGTATTGCGTGGAAAACGTGTCCGCCGTCGAAAAGACGGACGACATGATCCAATATGATAAGGTGCAGCCGGAACACCGCATCGATCTTTTTGATGCGTCGGTGTTTGCCTGCATCCGATACCTCGAGAGCCTCGAAAAAAACAGGGCAGCAAAGAAATGGTGGGGTGAAACTTGAGCAAAAAGAAAAGAAGCAGGCCTGCACCGCGCGCCGAGCCGGTGCGCAGGAGCATCGCCTTTGCGGGCGCAGACCTGTGGGAATCTATCGAATGCCGGGGCTACGTGAGCCTTGCGCAGAATCCCGAGATCTGCACGGCAGTAGACACGATCGCGCGGCTGATTGCGAGTATGACCATCCACCTGATGGAAAACACGGAGACCGGTGACATCCGGGTCAAAAACGAGCTGAGCCGCAAGGTGGACATCAGTCCGAACAACAATATGACCCGCGCGGCGTTTATCCACTGGATTGTCAAAACGCTGATGCTCGAAGGAAACGGAAACGCGGTGGTGTGGCCGGAAACGCGGCGCGGCATTCTGCGCGACCTCAAGCCGGTGCCGCCAGCTTTTACGGCATTTGTCCCGGAGGGTGTGTGGGATTATCGTGTGGTGATCGCCGGGCAGGAGTACGACCCGGACGACGTGCTGCACTTTGTGCTAAATCCCGGGAGCTATTATCCGTGGAAAGGCGAGGGCTACCGTGTCGCGCTGACAGACGTCGCGAACAATCTCAAGCAGGCGGCCACCACAGAAAAAAGTTTTATGTCCAGCAACTGGAAACCGAGCATCATTGTCAAGGTGGATGCGCTCACGGATGAATTTGCGAGCGCGGAAGGGCGCAGCAAGCTCCTGCGCGAGTATATCGACACAGCGCAGGCGGGCGAGCCATGGATGATCCCGTCCGAGCAGTTCAGCGTGGAGCAGGTTCGGCCGCTCACGCTCTCCGACCTTGCGCTCGCGGATTTCGTGCAGCTTGATAAGCGGACGGTGGCGGCCATTCTCGGCGTGCCGCCTTTTGTTTTGGGTATCGGGGATTTTCACCGTGACGCCTGGAACAACTTTATCAGCTCCACGATCATGCCGATCGCAAAGAACGTCGAGCAGGAAATGACCAAAAAGCTCCTGTACAATCCAGATTGGTTTTTTCGGTTTAACGCGCGGAGCCTCTACAACTATGACCTGCGCGACCTTGCAGCGGTGGCGAACGATCAATATGTACGGGGAATTATGACCGGAAACGAGGTGCGCGACTGGATCGGACTTTCTCCGCTCTCCGGCCTGGACGACCTTGTGATCCTTGAGAACTACATCCCGCGCGGGATGATCGGAGATCAAAACAAACTGAACGGAGGTGACAACACATGATGTATAAACGCACGGCTATGGCGCGGAGCGAAGGTTTCTGTACCCGTGCCGAGAACGGAAATCTCTATATCGAGGGGTATTTCGCCGTATTCGGGAGCCGGTACGAGCTCTGGGAGGGTGCATATGAGACGATCGAGCCCGGCGCATTCGACGGGCAAACGAACGGAGATGTTCGGGCGCTCGTTAACCACGACACGACGCTTGTACTAGGACGCACAACGGCGGGGACGCTTTCGCTGCGCGTAGATGAGCGGGGACTTTGGGGCAGCGTAACGATCAATCAACAGGATCAGGATGCAATGAACCTTTACGAGCGTGTGAAGCGTGGCGATGTGAATCAGTGCTCTTTCGGATTTGACATCCTCGATCAGGATGTCGATTACAAGGACGGTGTGCCGACGGTGTGGCGAATCAAGGCTGTGAAACTTTACGAGGTTTCCGTCGTAACGTTTCCGGCTTATGAGGATACCTCGGTAGAGGCGCGCCGGAAAGATTTTGAGCAAGCAGAAAAACGCAGGAAAGAAGAATGGCAGGCAAGGATGAAAAGCCGCCTGAAAGGAGAAGACAATGGCACTTAAAGCAATCATGCTGCGCCGCAGCATTGAAAAGAAGCAGGCCGAGCTGGAAGCGCTCCGACAGAAGGACGCGGAGTTTTCCAAGCGTGAAGCTGAACTTGAAACGGCAATCAACGAAGCAGAAACGTCGGAGCAGGAGCAGGCCGTCACCGAAGAAGTAGAGGCATTCGACGCGGACAAGACTGCGCACGAAGCCAAAAAGGCTGCGTTGGCAGGCGAGATCGAGGGCCTTGAAGCGGAGCTTTCCGAGGCCGAGGCAGCCGCTCCGACCAGAAGCAAAGAAAACCATCTCACAAAAGAAAGGACGGAAAGAAAAATGGAAACCAATATCAACATCCGCGCACTGCCCATGAGCCGACGTGCGTTTGACGCGCTGCCGATGGAGCAGCGCAGCGAAATCGTCGCCCGCGAGGACGTACGCGAATTTTTTGCGCAGTTGCGCAGCATGAAGGGCCAGCAGCGCGGCGTATCCGGCGCAGAGCTCACGATTCCGGTCGTTTTCCTGGACATGATCGCGGAGAACATGTATCGGTACTCTAAGTTGTTGAACCGCGTACGCATCCGCAACGTCAACGGCGAGGCGCGCCAGACCATTGCCGGTACGGTGCCGGAAGCGGTGTGGACGGAGATGTGCGGCGCGATAAACGAGCTGACCTTTGTTTTTAATCAGGTCACACTTGACGGCTTCAAGGTATCCGGCTATGTGCCGGTGTGCAACTCGATCCTCGAGGACAATGACATCAACCTTGCGAGCTGGATCGTGGAGATGCTCTCCGAGAGCATCGGCCTCGCGCTGGATAAGGCGATCCTGTACGGCAAGGGCGCGGCGAGCAAGATGCCGCTCGGTATCGTGACCCGCCTCGCGCAGACCTCGAAGCCTTCCGATTATCCGGCAAATGCGCCGGAGTGGGTTGATCTCCACACCAGCAACATTCTCAAAGTGGACAGCACGGCCGAACCGATCACTTTCTGGTCCGCTCTGGCTGTCGCAGCCGGAAACACCTTCACGCGCTACAGCCGCGGCCGCCAGTTTTGGGCGATGAACAGCAAAACTTACGCCAAGCTTCGCGCGAAGTTGATCGCGTTTAATTACGAGGGCGGTCTTGTCGCGCAGTTTCCGGGCACAATGCCGGTCGTCGATGGCGACATCGATGTGCTCGAGTTTATCCCGGACGGCGACATCATCGGCGGCTACGGCGATCTGTACCTGCTCGCGCTGCGCGCCGGTATGACGATCGAGTCCAGCCGTGAGGTACAGTTTATCCAGGACAACACCGTTTTCAAGGGCAAGGAGCGCGCGGACGGTATGCCGGTCATCCCGGGCGCATTTGTTGCGATCAACATCAACAACGCGGCGGTCACGACTGTGATGGAGTTTGCCGCGGATACCGCGAACGACGCGCAGCTTACCGCGCTGGCGGTCGGCACAGAGACGCTGTCGCCCGTGTTTGCAACGGGTACATACAGCTATACGCTCGCGCCCACCGGAACGAGCGCAAAGATCGAGGCAACCAGCAGCCAGTCGGGCGCGAAGGTGGAGATCAGCTATAACGGCAAGAACGTGCGCAATGGCGGCGAAGTGACATGGCTGACGGACGGCGCAGCGCATCCGCTGACGGTCACAGTTACACAGGGCAACGCAGTGCGCGTCTATACGGTATCGGTAACAAAGTCTGCGGGCTAAAAAACAAGGAGGTAAGCGACGTTGACGTTGACAGATGAAGACATTCTGGAGATTTTGAAGGTTGATCTGCAGGTTTCGAGCCCTGCGCTTGACCTGTATCTGCTTGTACTCATCGCATCGGCCAGAGCCTACATCGCGCAAGAGGGCATCACGCTGACGGATACGGTGCAGGATGCGATGCTCGTCGAAATGTATGCCGCTTACCTGTACCGCCGCCGACGCGAGGAAAATGTGCAGATGCCGCGCATGCTGCGGTGGGCACTGAACAACCGGCTTTTCGGCCAGAAAGGGGCGGCAGATGGATGATCTCATTTTGCTGATCGCTGAAAGCTACAAAAAAGACGCGATCGGAAACGTCACGGCGACGGAGACAGCAACGTCGGTATGGGCGCACCTGCAGTCGGTCACGAGAGCAGAGTGGGCAGACGCCGGACAGAACGGCCTTCAGCCGCAGCTTGTCGCCGTGACGCCGATCGTAAATTACAACGGCGAGCAGATTGTACAGATCGGCTCGGGCGAAAATGCGCGTCGATATGCTGTGTACCGCACCTACTTAGACCCGGACAACGACAGCATCGAGCTGTATCTCGAACGGAAGGCGGGTGTGGCGCGTGGCGCGGAAAATCCCGTTACAGGAGCTTGAGATTGAGATCGTGAAAGAGCTCAAGGCTTACAGCGATGAGGTCGCCGAAGGTATAAAAAAAGCGGTGAATGACGTGGCAAAAGAAACGGTTCGCACGTTGAAAACGACATCCCCGCGGGATACCGGAGAGTATGCGCGCGGCTGGACGTCCAAGGTGGAGTTTGAGAGCCCGGAGGACATCCGGGTGCGCATAGCCAACCGCACAAAGCCGCAGCTCACGCATCTGCTCGAAAACGGGCATGCGAAGGTAAACGGTGGCCGCGTGGACGGCAAGCCGCATATCCGACCGGCCGAGCAGGCTGCTGCAGATAAGCTCGTGGGTGCCGTGAAAGTGGTGATCAAAAAATGACGCTGGAGAATCTATATCAGCTTTTGGAAAGCACAGGTTTGCCCGTGGTATACAGGGCATGGCCGATTGGCGGAGCGCCTGAGTTGCCGTACATCTGCTATCTCGCCGCCTACAGCAACAACTTTTCGGCGGACGGCGTCGTATACCAGCCGATAGATCATGTGCAGATCGAGCTCTACACAAAAGATAAAAATCCCGAAGCGGAGGACAGGGTGGAAAGCGCCCTGTCCTCGCTCTTTTGGGACAAATCGGAAACTTATATCGACACGGAGAAATGTTATCAAATTTTGTATGAAATTGAGGTGTAACAATGGCGACAAACGAAAACAAGGTGCAGTTTAACATCAAAAACGTGCACTACGCGGTGATGACCGCAGACGGCGAAACGCCGACGTGGGAAAATCCGGTCCCTGTGCCTGGCGCCGTGAATCTGTCGCTCGAGGCGAGCGGCGAGATCACGCCGTTTTACGCGGACGGCGTTGTGTACTACAAATCCAGTTCAAACAACGGGTACGAGGGCGACCTAGAAATGGCGCGATTTATCGATAAGATGCTGCAGGATGTCTGGGGATACGTGCTCAATGCCACCGACAAAACGATCATTGAGAATGTAGGTGTTGAACCGAAGAGCTTCGCACTCCTTTTCCAGATCGACGGCGACGCAGACAACGATTTGTACTGCATGTACAACTGCACGGGCACGCGCCCGGGCATTGTCGGCGCGACGAGTACGGACACCAAGGAGCCGCAGACGCAGACCAGCACGATCTCTGCGACGTCTCTCGAAAACGGAAACGTCTTTGCGCGTACAACCAGTGAGACGCCGGAGGGCGTTCGCACGGCATGGTTTACAAAGGTCTATACGCCTACGGCCTGAGAAAGGTAAAAAATATGGAGAAAAGAATTAAAATCGACGGAAAGGAGGTGGGGTTTAGGGCTTCGGCCCTGACCCCGCGCCTTTACCGACATAAAATCGGCCGGGACATGATCCAGGACCTAAACAAGCTTCAAAAGGCGTACACCAAAGCGCTACAGGGCATCCATGCCAAAAAACCGGCAGAAGATGCACCCGCCGAAGAGCGCGAAGCCTATGAAGCGCTGGTGCACGAATCACAGCTTGATGTGACTGACCTTGAAATATTTGAAAACGCCGCGTACATCATGGCGCGGCAGTATGACGCCAACATCCCGGACACGCCGGAAGGTTGGCTCGACGGATTCGAGACGTTTTCGATCTACGAGGTTCTTCCGGCGATCCTCGAGCTTTGGGCGATCAACGCGCGGACGACAGCAAAGTCTAAAAAAAAATAAGACAAACGGTGCGTGAAGCAACCGGCGCGACCTTTATGCTCCGCTGCGCGGAGTTGGGACTGAGCCGCGAGGACCTCGACGATATGACGGTGGGCATGGTCTACGATATGCTGATCGAGCAAACGAACGACCAAGAAAAGTATCCGTATAAAGCAACGCAGGCGGATATTAACCGCTTTTTTCCGAAAGGGTGAAGTAGATGGCGGATCGAATCAAAGGCATAACAATCGAAATCGGCGGCGATACGACCGCACTGTCTAAAGCGCTTTCGGGCGTAAACAAAGAGATCAGCACGACGCAAAAGCAGCTGCGCGATGTTGAGCGGCTGCTGAAGCTGGACCCGGGCAACGTCACGCTGATCGAACAGAAGCAAAGGCTGCTTGCAAGCTCGATCGACCAGACAAAGCAAAAGTTGGACGCGCTGAAAGCGGCAGAAAAGCAGGTCCAGCAGCAGTTTGCCGAGGGAAAGGCGACACAGGCGCAGTATGACGCGTTGCAGCGTGAAATCATCGCCACGGAAGCCGATTTGCGGAAAGCCGAAAAGGCGGCGTCCAGCTTTCAGGATGAAATCGCGCAGGCTAAGGGTGAATCCGCTTTAAAACAACTCGGCGACGCGGCGTCCGGGACAGCCTCAAAGGTCAATAAGATCGACGAGAAGCCGATCGATGATGTAGAAGATGCGGCCAAGGACGCAGACGACGCGCTCGAAAAAGCGGGAGACAGTGCATCCAGCTTCGCCGATCACCTCAAAGCCGATATACTTGTCGAGGGAATCAAGGAAATCGTTTCCGTAATTAAGGATCTGAACGAGGAAACCAAAGAGTACCGCAAGATCATGGGCACGCTGGAAACCTCCAGCGAGGCGGCGGGATACTCCGCGGAGGAGACAAGCGAGGCTTTTTCGCAGCTTTACCGGGCGCTTGGGGACGATCAATCCGCTGCCACAACAACAGCAAACTTGCAGGCGATCGGTGCGTCGCAAAAGGATATAAACAGTCTGATTTCGAGCGCCGTCGGCGCTTGGGCGAAATACGGGGACAGCATCCCGATCGACGGTCTTGCGGAATCAATCAACGAAACAATCCGCGCCGGGCAGGTGACGGGCACCTTTGCGGACGTCCTGAACTGGGGCAGCAAAGAGGGCGAAACCTTCGGAGTGATGCTCAAGGAAAACACCGAGGAAAACGAGGAGTGGAACAAGGCGGTGCAAGAAGCTTCCAGCGCCGAAGATTTTTTTAATCTCGCTTTGCAGGACGCTGAAACGCAGGCCGACCGGACAAACCTCGTCTTACAGGCTATGGCCGATCAGGGCCTCAGTGATGTCGGCGATGCATGGTACAGCAACAACAAGGACATCGTAGACGCCAACAACGCGCAGCTCGAATTTACGAAAAAGGCAGCCGAGCTTTCGGAGCGTGTGCAGCCTGTACTTACAGCTGTGCAGGAGGGCATAAACGGCATTCTGCAGGCAATTTTGGATGCAACGGCAGGCATCGACATGGATGCCATCGTCGGATACGTCCAGAGCTTTTTTGACGCGGTATCGAACGTCGTATCCTTTTTGATCGAAAACAAGGAAATCGTAATCGGTGTAATCGGCGCGATCGGTCTCGCGCTGACTGCGCTGAAAATCGTCGAGTTTGTGCAAAGCGTGATCAGTGGTATTTCAGCAATTTCCAGTGCGCTGTCATTCCTTGCAGCAAACCCGATCGTGCTTGTGATTGCGGCCATCGCCGCACTGATTGCAGTGCTGGTGCTGATCGTCACGAAAGGCGAAGAGATCAAGGCGTGGTTGGCAGGCTTTAACGAGTGGCTGCAAGGTGTTTTTGCTACGGATTGGACCGAAATCTTCGGCCCCGTCTTAGGAAATGTGTTGAATGGATTCTTTGCGCTGGTGAAAGGCATCTGGGACGGCGTTTATCAGATCCTCAACGGTGTAATTGATTTTATTCAAGGAATTTTCACCGGCAACTGGGAACAGGCGTGGAGCGGTGTGCAGCAGATCGTCTCGGGCGTGTGGGACACCATCACCGGGATAATCACAGGCGCGTGCGATCTAATCGAAGGCATCCTTTTGGGGCTGGATAGTTGGCTGCAGGGCGTTTTTGCTACGGATTGGACGGAGATTTTCGGACCCGGTCTGGGCGACATAATCAACGCTTTTATGAAAAATGTCGAGAACACTTGGAACGCGATCAAGCAGATTTTCCAGGGCGTGATCGACTTTGTGAAAGGCGTCTTCACGGGAAATTGGAAGCAGGCATGGCAGGGCGTCGTAAACATCTTCGGCGGCTTGTTTAACAGCCTCATAAGCATGGTAAAGGCGCCCCTAAACGGCATCATCGGGCTTTTGAACGGCGCGGTCGGTGCAATTAACAGCTTGATCGGCGGCTTAAACTCGATCAGCTTTACCATGCCAAAATGGCTCGGCGGCGGGCATTTCGGCCTCAGCATCCCATATATTCCGAATATACCGTATCTGGCAAAGGGCGGCATCCTCTCACAAGGCTCAGCGATCGTCGGCGAGGCCGGACCGGAGCTGCTCACAATGATGGGCAACCGCGCCATGGTGCAGCCGCTCACCAACAACACAACCAACCAGACCGACCTCGGCGGCGTCAATATCACGATATACGGCGCGCCGGGGCAGGACGTGCGGGCGCTGGCGGACATCATCATGAACGAAATGCAGAACGCAGCAGAAAGAAAGGCGGCGGTTTACGGTGCATAAATTTTGGTTTGCCGGGCATTGCTGCCGCGAGTACGGCATCTATGTGAGCGGCGAAAACACCTTCAACGGACCCGAAAGGGGCTATGAGCTTGTGTCCATCCCCGGGCGGTCCGGCGATCTGATCCGAGATAACAAGCGGTATAAAAACATCACAGTGTCGTATCCCGCTTTTATCCACAAAGACTTTTTGCGAAACACGGACGCGGCGCGCATGTGGCTCCTCGGCTCTCCGATGACATACCAAAAACTGGAGGACGATTACCACCCGGACGAATACCGTATGGCAGTTTTTACCGGGCCGTTGAATTTTAACACGCGGTTTTTGAACCGGTCGGGCGAGATGACGCTAAATTTTAATTGCAAACCGCACCGGTATATCAAGGCGGGAACGTGGGTGCAGGCGCTCGAAAATGGGCAAATTCTGCTAAACAACTGGGACGAATCGCTTCCACTGATCCAGATCACGGGCAGCGGAAGCGGCGTGCTGACGGTCGGCGGCGTCACCGTGACGATCGACAGCATGGACAGCGGCCTGACGCTGGACGCCGAAACGCAAAATGCCTACAGCGGCTTTGGAAACAAAAACGGCACGATCCGCATCTCCGGCGGAGAGTTTCCGATCCTGCCCGCCGGTGAAACGCGGATTACTTGGAGCGGCGGCGTCACTGCGGTGGAGATCACGCCGAGATGGAGGGCATTATGAAACCGATCCTTTTTCCGTCCACCGCGACGGAGTTTAAAACGCAGGGTCTCGGCGTACTGACGGATGCGATTAGCTGCACGGTCACCGAGGAGCGCAACGGCGCTTTCGAGCTGACGATGCAATACCCGGACACCGGCGTGCATTTCGGCGAGATCACGGACCGTTGCATCATCTATGCGATCCCGAGCCCGTACCGGGCGCCGCAGCCTTTCCGTATCTACCGGATCACGCGGCCGATGGACGGGATTATCATGGTGTACGCGCAGCATATCACCTACGACCTTTCCGGCGTGCCGCTCAATCCTTTTACAGCGATCAACGCGCCGGACGCGCTTTCAAAGCTCAGCCTCAACGCGGCGGTGGATAGTCCCTTCACTTTTTGGACGGACAAGTCTACCGTCGCATCTTTTGCTGTCTCGACACCGTCGTCGACGCGCTCGGTTCTTGGCGGCTCATCCGGCTCGATCCTCGACGTGTACGGCGGTGAGTACGAGTGGGACGGCTTTACCGTCCGCTTGTACGGCCATCGCGGATACGACAACGGCGTCGTGATTAGCTACGGTAAAAACCTGACGGATATCGAGCAGGACCGCAACATCTCCAACGTGGCGACCGGCATCTATCCCTACTGGACAAACGCCGAGGGTGCGCTCGTGACCTGCGACCCGAAGATTGTCAACGCGCCGGGCACGTATGATTTTACGCGCGTCGTGCCGGTGGATTTTTCCAACGATTTTGAGACGCAGCCGACACCAGCGCAGCTGCAGGCGCGCGCGGAAAAGTATGTCGAGGACAACAAAATTGGCATACCAAAAACGAGCATCACGGCAAGCTTTGTCCAGCTCGAGCAGTTTCCAGAGTACGAGGACCTTGCGCTGCTCGAAAAATGCGACCTCTGCGACACGGTGACAATCCGCTACCCGCAGCTCGGCGTGGAAGCAAAGGCCGAAATCGTCAAGATCGAGACGGACGTGCTGCTTGAGCGGTACAACTCCGTCGAGATCGGCGACGTGCGCACCAACATCGCGGACACTATCGTCGGGCAGCAACAGGAGATCAAGCAAAAACCGAGCGAGACTTACTTGCGCGAGGCAGTGCTTGCGCTTACGGAGACCATCCTCGGCGCATCCGGCGGCGCGGTGCGCCTGCTGGATACCAACAGCGACGGCATGCCGGACACGCTGTACATTGCGGATGATCCGGACCCGACCAAGGCGCGCAATGTGTGGCGCTTTAACCATGAGGGCTGGGGTGCGAGCGAGAGCGGATATAACGGGCCGTTTACCTACGGAGCCACGCTAAAAAACGGCATGGTCGCCGATTTTATCACAGCTGGCACACTCAACGCTGATCTCGTCAACATCGTCAACTTGATCTCTGACCATGTTGTAAGCCGAAACGGCAGGTTTGAGATGGACCTGTGGGCGGCGGTGCTAAAGCTGTTGGAAAACGACAACTTACGCGTGCGCATCTACTCGACAGGTCAAGACGCCGGAGGCCTTGTACAGGTCTTTTCCGGCACCGTGACAAACGAGGGCGGCCTCGGCGAGGACGGCGCTTACTCGTACCTCGGGCCGACTGGCGCAGGCGTCGGCGAAAAAAGTGACGGGAGCTATGCCGGAACGATTAGAGCTGGAACGCTGGTCGTCTACAACACGGTAAAAACCGAAAGCGGAAACGCGATCCTGTCCGTAGTAAACGGGCAGCGCATTGGGCACTTTGACCGGCTCGCCATCGGCGGAAACGCGGATTTTGGCGTGTCGTGGGTATGGGACTCACAGCTCAACCGCTACGTGCTCTGCAGCGATAACTCGTAGGGGAGGACGATAAAAAATGCCAATTGAAACAACGGCGGCGCTGCGCGTCGACCTGCTCGACCCGGGCGCGCCGCAGATCATACACGCGGTACAGGACGACAGCAACAGCCGCAAGATCGCTTTTAGCATCTACGCGGGCGGCGCAAAATGGGCTGTGCCAGACGGTACGCTTGTGACCGTCCGCTACAAAAAGCCGGACGGCACCGCAGGCTTTTACGACACGCTGCCTGACGGAAGCACACCGGCTGCGACGATCGACGGCAACGTCGTGACCGTGGCCCTTGTGCCGCAGGCTTTTACGGTGCGCGGAAACGTGCCGGTACAGATCAAGCTGTACGATAGTGCGGGCACCAGCATCGCGACGTTTGCGGTCGTGATGCACGTCTCGGACAACGTCGTCTCAGACGCGGAGATCGTCTCGTCGGATTACTACAGCGTCCTGACCAAGCAGATCGCCGATGTGCTCGCGGCGGCGGAGAGGATCGATGGCAACGTCACCGCCGCGCAGGAGGCGGCACGGCAGGCGGCATCTTCGGCCAGCGCAGCGGCAGGCTCCGCGACGGCGGCCGCCAGCTCGGCGAGTACAGCCTCCACCGCGGCCGGGCAGGCGCAGACGGCGGCCACCAATGCGGGCACGTCCGAAACCAACGCGGCCACCAGCGCAAGCGACGCGGAAGACGCCAAGACCGCAGCAGAGACGGCGGCCAGCAACGCCAGCGGCGACGCGGCTGCGGCCGAAAGCGCGAAAACGGCAGCGCAGACAGCGGCAACGAACGCGGAAAATGCGGCGGCGTCTCTGCTTGCCATACTGTCCAGCGGGGCCGGCGCGCATAACTCTATCTACCGCGGAAAAAACCTTGGTACGAGCGTGACCGCCGCACAATGGGCAGCTATTGCGGATGGTAGTTTTACCGACCTGTATATTGGTGATTACTGGGTAATTGATAACGTCAACTGGCGTATTGCGGCGTTTGATTACTACCTTAACAGTGGTGATACAAGCTGTACTACTCACCATGTAGTTATCGTGCCGGACACTCGCCTGTACAACGCACAAATGCACAACACCAGCTCCGGCGGTTACGAAGATGGTGCGGCAAATACTACGGCTGGCGGTTATGTTGGCACGGATATGTACAAGAGCAATCTACAACAGGCTAAGACTACTATCAAGACAGCGTTTGGTTCCGCCCATGTGCTTGTCAAAAGAGAGCATCTGACCAATGCTGTAACCGGAAACGCCCCTTCGGGTTGGGGATGGTTCGACTCTGATATTGAGTTAATGAACGAAGTGCAGGCTTATGGTTCTGTGGCGTGGGGCACACATGATGGTAACGGTTACAACGTAGCTTTGGGTGACAGTCAGTTCCCGCTCTTCGCGTTTGACCGTACTAAGTTGCATAATCAAGAGGACTACTGGCTGAGAGATGTATCTTCCGCCGTTGACTTTGCTTATGTGAGCAACGGCGGGTTTGCGAACTCTAACGGCGCTTCTTTCGCTTTTGGCGTTCGCCCGGCGTTTGCAATCATCGGCTAAGGGGGTCTCTCTTGGCTCGATGCGCCGGAAACGCGGACAATCCCCGCACCGCCGGTGTGGATGGATAAACTTTAAATTTTGAGGAGCAAAAATGACGGAAGCAATTACAGTGGCATTGATTACGGGCGGCTTATCGCTGATCGGCGTAATCATAGCAAGTATCTCTGGAAACCGGCGAACAGAGCAAAAAATCCAAGTCGCGCAGGCGGTAACGGACACCAAAATCGAAGAGCTCACGCGGGAGGTGCGCAAGCACAACGGCTTTGCCGAAAAGATACCCGTCATACAGGAGCAGATCAAGGTCATCAATCACCGCATCGCGGATCTCGAAGACGAAAGGAAAGATCACCAATGAAAAAAACGAAGTGGAAAAGTTGGCTCAAGGCCGCGGGCGTCCGTGCGGTGAAAACCGTGGCGCAGACCGCTGTCGCGACGATCGGCACATCTGCGGTGCTCGGCGAGGTGGACTGGATCGTGGTAGCCAGCGCGTCGGTGCTCGCCGGCGTGCTCTCGCTCCTCACAAGCGTTGCCGGCCTGCCGGAGTTGCCCGACACGGACGGTGACGGTTTTCCGGACCAGTAAAGGACAATCCGAAAAGAGGTGATATAAATTGATTATGCACGAGATCACATTGGACGGATACGCTGCGCAGTGTGCCGAACAGCCGATCCGCCTCGGCACGGCGGGCAGCTACGGCGTGGAGACATTGAGCGTGATGCGCAAGGGCGAATGGGTAGATTACGATATTATCGTCGCTTTCCACCCGCCAAAAGGAGAATCCGTGCAAATACGCCTTGAATCGGATAATGTCGTGTCTGTCCCTGCGGAGGCCACTGCGGTTGCAGGCACGGGAGAGCTCACGTTTGCAGGATATACGGACGGCGTGCGGCAGATCTCCGTGAGCCAAATCTATCGTGTGGCAGCAAGCGCGGGAACGCAGGGGATCGCCCCCGCAGAACCTACGCCGGACGTGGTACAGCAGATTTTGTCGGCAGCGAATGAAGCGGCTAACAAAGCCGAACAAGCTCAAGAAGCTGCTCAAAGCGTCCGTGATGACGCTGATGCAGGTAAATTTAATGGCCCGCAAGGCCCTAAAGGCGACACCGGCCCGCAAGGCCCTAAAGGTGACACCGGTCCTGCCGTAGCACTGGACACCACCCTCACCCACGAAGGCGAAGCCGCTGACGCAAAAGCCACAGGTGACGCTATCAGCGCAGTCAAGGAGCGGCTTGACGAAATACCTAAAATTGACGACACAGCCATCACCACCACAAGCCCATGGAGCAGCCAGCAGATCGTGGACACCTTATGTCCTCCAATCGAGGAGGCCGGGAACCCCGTTGCGTGCTATCCCGTGGCAGGCTATCCGTTGGATGTGACTGTCAGCTGGGGGCCTACGCAGGAGGGGAGCGGTGAGCCATCCCCTGATAATGTCCGCCCGATTAAGGGACGAGACGGCGTGACGGTCGAACGGTTCGGGGAGAATGTTATTGAGTTTTTAAGCACAAATGATTCCTCTACAGGCATTAAAATAGCAGTGGACACAGAAAAAAATATTACGTTAAACGGAACACTTGCTGGAAAAGGCAATATCGAGATTGGAACGTGTCGGCTGCATTGGGCTGCGGGAAAAACCTACACCATGTACGTCAAAAAGGTGGGCGGCAGTGCATCCCTTGGAAGCGGTGACGGCATTACTTTTGCCTATTCACTGTTCACGACGGATTTTGAGCATTTCTTTCGTGGCGATACAACCAGCACAAACCTTGATTCGTATATTTCAATCAACGCTGCGCTGGTAGAAACCGAGCTTATTTTTATGCTGCAATGCTGGCGAGATGGCACAGTATTCAACAACTACAAAATCCAATTTGAAGTCATTGAAGGCACCACCGCCCCCACCACCTACAAACCGTACATCAGTCAGACCAACACCCTGACCCTGCCCGAAATCGTGTATGGCGGAGAAGTGGATGCAGTGACAGGAGATGGAAAACGAACGTGGGGAATTATCGACAATTACGCTGGAGAGACAATTCCGAGAGAGTGGATTAGTGACAGAGACGTCTATAGCGCGGATAAAAATCCGACGGTTGGAGCGCAGGTCGCATACAGACTTGCAGAGCCTGTGCCCTTCACCGCGACAGGCGCACAGCCCATCCCCGCGTTAAGCGGCACAAACACCCTGCTTACCGACGCCGACAGCGTAAGTGTATCCGGCCGTGCCGACCTAATTCGCATCGTAAGAAAAATGCAAGAAAAATGAAAAGGAAAATAAAAATGGTACCGATTAAGAGAGGAGGGCGCAGAATGGAAAATGTGAAGGAAACGAAGGAAAACGAGCTGAACGAAGAAGCTTTGAAAGAGCTCTCGAACAACAAAGGAGATGAGGACTAAATGTCATACACAAACAGCGCACTTGTAAATCACACTCGTATCTCGCCCAACAGAAACAGCCCCAGAAAGCACGCAATTGATACAATCACGATCCATTGCGTGGTTGGACAGGTGAGCGTGGAGACGCTCGGAAACATCTTTGCTAATCCTAATCGTGAGGCCTCCTCCAATTACGGCATCGGCTACGATGGGCGTGTAGGTATGTACGTGGAGGAGCGCGACCGCTCTTGGTGCAGCTCGTCTCCCGATAACGATCACCGCGCCGTAACGATTGAGGTGGCATCCGATGTGTCGGAGCCTTACGCCGTGACGGGCAAAGCGTACGCGGCGCTTATCAACCTCGTTGCGGACGTTTGCAAACGCAACGGTATCAAAAAACTCGTATGGAGCACGGACAAAAACACCCGCGTGTACCATCTCAACGGCGCAAACATGACGGTACACCGCGATTTTGATAATAAATCTTGTCCGGGCACGTACCTCTATAATCACCACGCCGATATTGCCGCCAAGGTCAACGCAAAGCTTGGTGCGGCGAGCACACCGGCAAAGCCTACACCCAAACCGAGCACGCCGAAGCCCACCTGCACGGGCGATCTGACGTATTCCGCATACGCGGGGAGTCATTGGCTCCCGCAGGTAAAAAACTGCGAGGACTACGCGGGCAACTTTGGACAGGCGATGGAAGGGCTTAAAATCAATGCCAAAAACTGCGATATTTATTATCGCGTACATATCAAGAGCGGCGGATGGCTCCCGGAGATCAAAAACAGCGGCGCAGGTGCAGACGGCTACGCTGGCATTTACGGCGAGCAGATCGACGGCGTACAGATACGCACGCCCATCGGCTTTGTAAACTGCCGCGTACATATCAAGGGCGGCGGCTGGCTTAGCTGGGTGCGCTTTGGAAGCAAGTACAATTCCGGCGCAAACGGCTACGCGGGCATTTACGGCTCGGCCATTGATGCAATCCAGATGGAGTAAGATGTTAAAAAGCCGCTAAATTATCACATTGATTTGCAAACTGTTTGCTAAAATGGCAAAATAGGCATTTTTTAACAGTTTGCAAGCAAAGCAAAAGGCGCAGGGCCTCATCTTTTCGATGGGCGCTGCGCCTTTTTTGTTTTTTACAAAGCTATTTGCGGGACGCTTTAATGGTTTTTGTTGTTGTATTATACGGCTCGTAAGTTCGGACGGTCGCAACGCTGATATTTAGAGCTTGTGCAATGTCCGCATTCTTCATTCCTCGGTCGTACATGTCACGTATTTGTTGCGCGATCGGTGGAAGATTATCGTAAATATTGCGCGTGATTAAGCATCTACATACCACATAGGGCGTTACGCCGTAGTGCTTAGCCGTTCCCAAAAGGCTTTTCGTTGCTTGATATGTGGCGACCACGTCATCAATGGCGATTTTGTTCGTGGAATCGGTAGGATGCTCTAATCGGTATTTAGCTAAACATTCCGGGGAGCAAATGTCGAGCTGAAACACTACCGCATCTTCGGCCGAAAACTCTTTGCCGCATACGGAGCAAAATCTAATGCTACTGGCTTGCGCACGGTCGGCTTTAATGGCTTCTCGGTCAAGGTGCTCTTTGTTCCACTCACGGGAGATGAGATTTCTTTTTTTTTGCGCCATTAAAGGCGCACACTCTGGGCAGTATCTTTGCAGTCCGCTATTAACAATGTAGTCCTTGCCACAGTTTTCGCATTGATCTATACTGCCGAGTTTGCGCCGCGGAGGATGTTGATTCCGCTTACGGCGGGAAACTCTTTCGCGTTCGGCTCTACACGTCGGACAATACCATGCACGGGGGCCGCCTTTAAATGTGGTTCCGCACGTGCGGCATGTACGATCTTTAAGCTTAACAGCAAAATTAGCCTTTGATTTTGCTGCGCACGCTTCACACAAAAATTGATCTTCATAGCGGCGCTCAAACGGCGCGCCGCATTTAACGCACTTTCTTGTCGGCATCTTCGTTCCTCTTTTTCTCAAATCTCAAAATCTTCGCCGTACTTCTCGTAATGCTTATCGCAATAAGCATTATAAAATTCCTGCTCATCTTCAATGCCCTGCGCGTGAAGTTCTTCACGGATTTCGTCGTCCATCATCATAACCGCTGCTTCAAAATCGATCGTGTTGCCGTTGTAGTCTTTAATTCTTTTCATTTTGGTTTCCTCCGTTTGGATTGTTTTTATTTTGTGTCCTTGTCCTTTTGACACTTATATTATACAGCAACGGCTGTATAAAGTCAAGTACTTTTTCAAAATTTTTTTAAAAAATCTTGATTTTTTTCGCAAGACAAGCTATACTATTAAGCGTTCGGATTTCCTCCGAACATGTCGCCCTGGAAACGGGGCGTAGGATTGAAATGAAATTGTTTTTGCCGTCCTTTTGAAAATTTCGGCACAAACAGGCAAAAACCCCGGTAGCTGATTAGCATACCGGGGTTTTGCTTTTACTCGTCGATTTCTCGCAAATCCTCCGCCCGAATCGATAGGGCAGAGGACAATTTGCAGACCGTATCAAATTGAGCTTTGTTGATGTTGCGATCTTTGCACTCATATTGCTGTATCATTCGGACGTTTACGCCGGACTTGCTCGCTAATTGGGATTGAGATAATCCGGCGGCTAAACGTAATCGCTGTAAGTTTGTCATTTTTTAGCTCCTTTACTTTATTCGGTGGATCGTGGGTAACATATTATCCGCATTGCCTGCATTTACAAAAATCGGCGCTGCGTATTGGATACATACGCAGAGGCAAGTACCGGCAAGCCCTAAGTCGCCCGCGCCTCGTCCAGCTCCCGGAAAATTCCGGGGAACTGTTGGGCGGTGTAGTTGAGGAACTTTTGTGGCTCCAACGAGATTTTTTTAGCCACGGTCAAACTCTCATTAAACTCTCATAAGTCTTTCCCAGCTGTTGTCCGAGAAAGCTTCGAGGCGCCAATTCTCAGCGCGCTCTAAACTATAGTAACCGTCACCGTTTTCGTCGATACGGTCTTTAATTCTGTACGTGTACTTTGCGGTGCGATACTCGGTAGAGCCGGTTTCGATCATTTTCTTTGCGATAGTTTCAATTCTTTTCATTTTTGTTTCCTCCGTTTGGATTGTTTTAATTTTGTGTCCTTGTCCTTTTGACACTTATATTATACAGCAACGGCTGTATAAAGTCAAGTACTTTTTCAAATTTTTTTAAAAAATCTTGATTTAGAAGACAAGGACGCAAAAATCAGCGTGTTGCATATCGTGTTGCATTTTGATAAAAAACGGCTTAATTACGTAAAAATAAGCTTTAAAACATAAAAATATTTTTGAGAAAAAATAAAGAAAAAACCGCATGAAATCTAAGCTTTTTAGACTTCATGCGGTTTTCGAGCTTGGTGCAGGTAACAGGACTTGAACCCGTAATATATACACGCAAAACCCGCATAAACTCTATATATTTCAAAACATGTGTTGCTTTTTGTGTTGCATTTTGCTTTTATCCGTAAGATTTTGTAAATCGGTCAACGATTTTTGCGTTAAAGTCCTTTTGCTCATCGGATAAAACGTGCTCGTAGATTTTGTCGAGGACATCGCGGTTTTCCCACCCTCCGCGCTGCATGATATAGAGATCCGGCACGCCCATAGCGTGCAGGACGGAAGCGGAATGGTGGCGCAGATCGTGAAAGCGGTACGGTTTACCCAACACGCGCAGGCAGAGCGTGCGGAAGAGGTTTGATATTGTAATAGGCGAGTACGGGCATACGCGCTCATTATCTATACCGCGCAGCTCATCAATGATAAATTTCGGCAGCTCCACAAATCGAGTTCCGGCGGTTGTTTTGGTAGACTTGATAACATACTCGTGATTATCGTCACAGACCATAGCTTTGTTAACCATGACGCCGTTATCATGCACGTCGCTTTGCGTCAGTGCGCATATTTCGGAGCGGCGCAGGGTTCCCACCGCGGCCAGCAAAATAGCCTGATGCATATTAGTGCCTTCGGCAGCTTCCAGCAATGCCTTTACTTCCGCCTCGGTGGGGATGGTGATTCTTGTCTTTTGTTTCTGCGGCAAGCCCGTGGAGAGCTGGAAAGAGGGATAATATACGCCCAGCACGGCAGATAAAAGCCCATGGGCATTGCGCACGGTTTTTGGCGCATGATTTGCCGCAAACTGGTTTATGGAGCGCTGCACGGCCTCCTGCGTAATGTCGCGCAGCTTTAGCGGCATAATATCTTGTAGGTCATTACGGGCGCTTCGGCGGTACTCGCGTATCGTAGAGGGCGAGAGCACGTTGGTTTTGCTGTCGATATAGCGCGTGTATGCCTCTTTCAAAGTCATGTCTCCAGCAGATGCGGTGCGCTGCTTTCCGTCCAATTTGTATTCTGCCGCCATGTATTCGGCTTCTTTTTTTGTTGTGGCGGTAAATGATTTGTAAATTCGCTTTCCGGTGGCGGGGTCCGTGTAATCGTATAGATTCACGCGCCAGTTACCGGAGGGCAGTTTTTTAGCTTTTGCCATTGTAAAAACCTCCTATTATTGAAAATCCCGTAGATACGTTTTGTATCCACGGGATTTTGTTATTTGAGCAAACCGCCGGAAGCGGAGCGAGCCTGTATCCAGCCGCGATCTAAGTTTGCGATATCGTAGCCAAAAAAGAAGCAAACGAAAATCACAAGGATGATGCAGATAATCAAGCAAATCCGAACGAGCCGCCGATCTTCGTTGTGCTGGCGCATAAATTGTGCTTCTTGCTGCGCGAGTCGCACAATCTTATCTTCGCGTTCAAACTCAATGCTTTTCTTCAGGTACTCGATCTGCTCGTTCTCGGGGCCTTCGTCCGGCATCGGCGGTGTAACGATGTCATATTTGACGGCGGCAAGGATAGATCTAAGCACAACGATGCTCGGGTCGGCCTGCCGTTTAAAAATGCGGATAATTGTACTTTGTGAGACATTACAAGCGTCCGCAACGTTTTGATAAGATAAGTTGAGCGAGACGCGTCGATCTTCCAGCTTTGGTATAAGCGCGTCCAAATCGATTGTCGAAAAATCCATAAGAAGCACCTAATTTGTAATTTAAGTCATATATAAAGTACTGTTATGCAAAATTGAATATTTACACCACCGTTTGAGAGGCCTATTATTTAATCAAACGAAAGGCTTATCTGTAGGTGATAAGCGTGTTAAATCCCGTCCGGTTTCCCGTCATCCCCTGATTGGGAATCGAATTAAATTTTATGTCCAAGATTTCGTAGCCTTCCCTTTGCATGCAGTTTAAAACATAGTCAATTTCCGTTGTGTATTTTTCATCGCACTTAAAGACCTGATTAGCAAGCTGCGAAAAACTGTTTATCAGCACGACGTGAACCGCACCATCTTTTTGAGCTAGATATGGGCGCATATTTGTATAGACATTTTGTGCGGTGTTTTTTTGGTTTCCTGAGAACAAAGCCATAATATTTTACCTCATTTCGTATATTTACCTCATAATTTAACTGTATCATATCACTAAAAACGCACGTAGTCAACAAATAAATAAAAAATTTTTTTATAAAAAGAACGGAGTTGAACAAATGAAGACGGTAGAAACAAGGGAAGAAAACAGAATCCGAAAAAACTTAATAGACGCAATTTCAGAAATGCTGCTGGATCTCCCCGTAGATACTTTGCGAAAGATTTACATATCTGTATCAATATGGGCGGGGAAAATGTAGGCGCACAAAGCAAAAGGCGAGGACCGTTAAAAATTCGGTTCTCGCCTTTTTTTATTTGTCTTCCGACAATATCTCGCAAATCTTCTCAAGCCCTTTTACAAAAATCGGCAGATACTCATCGGGTAGCTGCGCCATAGCGCGAAGCAGTCGGCTTCGGTCGTCATCATCGATTTGTGCTCTGGCAAAAATCTCCGCCAATGCTTCCTCACGTGTTTTCTGCTTAAACATTTCGCCTGCACCGGTACGCAACCAGATTAGATCGACACCAAAAACACGGCAAATATCGGCGATTGTGCGATCTCCAATTCCTGATTTTCCAGAACAAATAAGGCTCAAACTACCTTGTTTTATTCCTATCTTTTCCGCAAACTCAGATTGCGTAAGGGACGAAGCTTTTAAGACCTTTTGCACACGCTCGTTTATTGTCTCCATTCGTTCACCTCCTTATATATAGTATTATACCATAATACGAAATAAAGTCAACGAAAAAATATTTGCCACCAATAAAATAAAGCTTGACAATATAGCTCACCTATGGTATTATATAGGTAACAAATAACAGAGAGCAAAAAAAGGAGGCAAATTTAGTGTATGAGGTCTTAACGCATGAAGCAGAAAAAGCTATCCAGATCGTTAAATCTGTGCCTGCGGACAAACGCGCTCTTGCCGTGAAGATGGCAGAGATTTACGCCGCAGGCCTTGCGGACGGCGTGGAACTGGTAACGATGCGCACCGAGCGCAAAGACGCAAACGCACCCGACCCGAAAGCGGTGTGAGTTAAGGAGGTGAGAACATCAATGATTTTAGGTTTGTGTGTGCTGACTTTTGTTGCGGTGATGTCGATTATTATGATCGGGTGCGGAAAAAGAGTGGTTATGGCTATTTACGTCGGTGTGATTTGTCTATTTGTGCTTGCGTGTCTCGTAAATCACGGCTCATTTACCTAAGCACATATACAAGCATAATTCCAACTCGCCGCTGAAACACGCATTCCGGCCCTACCACATGCCGCCCGAAAACTAATCCTCCCCTGAAAACCATGGATGTACACTCCTTTCGTCCAAACAAACACAGATACTGCATAATTTTGCTTTGGGCGGCAGGTGGTAGGGCCGGAAAATAAGATAGGAGGCAAACAATGCCAAGATTAAAACCATCGCCCGCGGAACAGCGTAGGCAGACATTTCGGTCGATTATGCGTTATAACGCCGACCGCATGGGATTGACGACCGATGAAAAGACCGCGAAATACTTGGGTATATCCCCGCAGCTTTATAGCTACCGTATGCGCCACCTTTCGGCGTGGTCTTACGAAGACTTGTGCAACATCTTTAAAAAACTGCGTTTTTCGCAAAGCGACATTGAAGAGCTGTTCAAAAATTAGAGGAAAGGAGTAATAAACCATGATCTTAGTTTTGTGCGGCAGTATCGCCGCCGGATGCGCGATCATTACGCTGGCCTACGGCGCGGAGAAAATCCTCGAAAGAGCCGTAAAGCCGCCGAAGAGAAGAAAAAGAGCCGCCCGCCCCGGTGCGGAGATCGTCGACATCGGCAAATACCGCAGCTGGCGCGACGCCGTGCGCGTGTATGAGACAGTGACAACGGACAGAGAGGAAAGACAAGCGTGAAAGTTTATAAAGGTACAGACCTTGTCGAGGTAGATGGATGAGAGCAAAAGGAAAGTGCCCCGGACTGCGGGAACAGTCACAGGGGCACAAAAACAAAATTACCGCTATTAGTTTAGCAAAAACGGGAGGAAAAGTCAATGGCAAAGTATAGGCAGATCATGCAGGTGAGCCTTTGCGGCAACATCAAGCGCGGCGCGTTTGACGCTGTTACCGTAAATGGCGGTGACGTGATGGAGATTGTTGGTAAGCATTTGCGCGAAGAGGGCATTGAGCGCGGCAAAATCCGCATTACGGTGCTCGAAGAAATGCCAGAGGAGGCGAAAGTAAATGAAACTGTATGAGTATGCGGAACAATACGACGCTTTAAAGCAGATGGCGGAGGATGAAAGCATCCCTCCCGAAGCGCTCGAAGACACGCTTGAAAGCATCGATGACGAGTTTGAGACAAAAGTGGACAGCATCGCGTGCATCATCAAAGATGAGCTGGCAACGGCAGAAGCGATCAAAAAAGAGATCGAAGCGCTGACTGCGCGGATGAAGCGCCATGAAGCAACAGCGGATCAGCTTAAATCCTACACCATGCAGCAGATGCAGGCGGTAGGCAAAAGCAAAATTGAAACGGAGCGCAACGTGGTCTCCATAGCAAAAAAAGCCCCGGCGCTTGAGATCGAAAACACCGATGACTTTATTGCATGGGCTACGCTCGCTCATGAAGAGTTTATCCGCCAGAAAGCGCCGGAGATCAACAAAGTTGCCGTGCGCGACGCGCTAAAAGCGGGCGAGGAACTCCCGGGGGCTAAATTGGTAGCCGGGTACAGACTGGCGGTGCGCTGATGGGTAACATGGATATTTATAACGCCGTGAGCGTTGTACCGGGCAGCGCACAAAAGCGGATTTCCGGCGGGCGGCTCAAGGGCATGACGGACATCAACCCCATGTGGCGCATACGAGAGCTGACCGAGCTTTTCGGGCCGTGCGGCATCGGCTGGAAATACAAGGTTGTCCGCGAGTGGCTTGAGACCGCCAGCACCGGTGAGGTGGGGGCGTTTGTGGATATTGAGCTGCAATACAGGATCACGCCGGATGCGGACTGGTCGGAGCCTATTCCTGGCACGGGCGGCTCAAAGTTTGTGGCAGCGGAAAAAGAAAATGATCTGCGTGCATCCGATGAGTGCTACAAAATGGCGCTCACAGACGCAATCTCCGTAGCTTGCAAAGCTTTAGGCTTCGGCGCAGACATTTACTGGGAGGCAAGACGTACAAAATATAACGCCGCCCCTCTGGAGCAGGATGAAGAATACACCTGCGCGCAGTGCGGTAAGACGATCCGCGACGGAAAGAAAAAAGACGGCAGCGCTTGGAAAGCGGGCGATATTGCGTTGTATGCGCAAAAACGGTATGGCCGACAGCTTTGCTTTGAGTGCTTAGGAAAAGAGATCAAAGCCGAAAAGGCGGCGGAGAAAGCTGGTGGCCTGAGTGGTGCAATTTGATTTTACAGCTGCCCACGTGAACGAAGACGAAGAGCTTTGCCTCAAAGTCATCAACACACCCGCCGCAAGACAGTTTGTGCTTGGTATGCGAGAGCGTATGTATACGTGCGAGGTAAAAGAGTACCGGCAAAAGCGCAGTTTGGATGCAAATGCCTATTTTTGGGTGCTTTGCGATAAGCTTGCAGAGGCGACGAACCAGCCGAAAGAGCTGATCTACCGCGAAGCGGTGCGAAACATCGGCGGAAACTGCGATACAGTGTGCGTGATAAATTCCGCCGTGAACAAGCTGCGGCAGATGTGGCAGCATAACGGGCTCGGTTGGATAACGGATGTACTGCCCAGCAAAGTACGGGGCTGTACGAATGTAATTGTATACTACGGATCCAGTACATACGACAGAGCGCAGATGGCGCGTTTGATCGATAACATTGTACAGGACTGCCGGGCGGTGGGCGTGGAAACGCTCCCGCCGGACAAGCTGGAAGCCCTGAAAGATGAGTGGGCAAGATGATTGGTGAGTGTTTTATTTGTGGTTGCTATGGTGTGGTCGAGCGGCACCATATATTCGGCGGTGCGCTGCGCAAGAAAAGCGAGCACTACGGATTGGTCGTTACGCTGTGCCATAGCTGTCACAATGAGCCGCCCTACGGGGTACACCACAACGCCAAGGCGATGCAAAAGCTGCACGAATACGGGCAGCACAAAGCCATGGCGGAAAACGGTTGGAATATCGATGATTTTCGCCGAGAGTTTTATAAAAACTACCTTTAAGGTTGTTCTTCTGTCCGCGAAAGCGGGTTGCTGATCCGTCTTAAAGGGCATGTTTCAAAATTTGAGAGGTGAGGGCAAATGCCAAACACAGATGTGGGTATCCCTTACTTTCCTTTGCAAACGAGCCTCGATGAAAAGTTCGAGCTGCTCGAAGCCGAGTTTGGCGTGCAGGGTTTTGCCGTTGTGATAAAGCTGTATCAAAGGATATACAGCCGCGGCTACTACTGCGATTGGACACCGGAGGTTGAGCTTCTGTTCGCCCGCGCGTGCGGGTTGGGTTGTTGCCCCGTCTCCGAGATAATTAAATGTGCGACCCGCAGAGGTATTTTTGATGCTGATTTGTTGGACAAATACAACGTACTTACCTCTAAAGGCATACAGATGAGATATTTTGAGGCAGTCCGTCGCCGAAAAGCGGTGGAAGCCGTAAGCGAATACCTCTTGCTGCCGCACAACCTTTTACCGCCAAATGTAAGCATTTCAAGCTTAAATGTCAACATTTCGGGCGTAAATGTTGACAGAAAACAACAAAGGAGAGTAAAGGAGAGTAAAGGAGAGGAGAGTAGAGTAAAGGAGTATGCGCAGAGCGCGGACGAGTCCGCCTCAGCGCCGGCATACCGACTGATACTCCATGACGGCTCTTATTATCCGATAAGCAAAGAGGACATAAGCAAATGGGCTGCTCTATATCCGGCAGTAGATATAGAGCAAGAAATACGTAAAATGATCGGATGGAGCGAGGCAAACCCGCAAAACCGTAAGACAAAGCGCGGCGCATTGGCATTTATCAACCGATGGTTGGCGCGCGAGCAGGACAAAGGAGGGACAAGACGTGGAGAGCTTCTGCGAAATGATACCGGCGTCAATCCGTATGAAAAGTACGGCGGTACGCTCGTTTGATGACTACCGTCAGCGTCAAATCGATGTGCTAAATGCCATGCCGGGTGATCTGCCCGGCATGGATTGCCCGGAGTGCAAAAACAAAGGCGTGATCTATGCGCTCGAAGACGGCTATGAGGTGGCGAAAGAGTGCAGCTGTATGGCGGTGCGCAGATCGTGGCAGAAAATAGAGAAAAGCGGTCTCAAAGATATTATGAACCGATACACCTTTAAATCCTACGAAATCCGCGAGCCGTGGCAGGAACAGATCATGCGCAGCGCATGCGATTATTGCCGGAGCCCCGAAGGATGGTTTTTTATCGGCGGGCAGGTTGGCGCGGGAAAAACGCATATTTGCACCGCCATTGTAGGCAAGCTGCTCAAAAGCGGCAAATCGGCAATCTATGCGCCGTGGAAGAGGATTGCGGCAGAATTAAAAGCCTGCCTCAATGAGCCCGAATATATTGCACGTATGGACGAGCTGATGAAAACAGACTGCCTTTACCTCGATGATTTTTTGCGCACAGGCGCGGGCGACAATGGCAAAAAGTCACCGCCGACGCAGGGAGACTTAAACCTTGCATACGAGATCATCAACAACCGATACAACGGGCGCAAGCTGACAGTGATTTCTTCCGAGTTGACAACGGCGGAGATTTTACAGCTCGATGATGCGATTGGATCGCGCATTGCCGAGCGGGCCCGGGCGCATACAAACAACATTAAGCGGGATATATCCCGTAATTACAGATTGGGAGGATTTTAAAATGAGTGCAAGTAATGGCGTGCATATTATGGGGCGCATCACAAGAGACTTGGAGCTGCGTCATACGCAAAGCGGCACCGCTGTGTGCCAGTTTTGCGTGGCGGTAACACGCAGCTTTAAGGACGCTAACGGCGAGTACCAGTCGGATTTTATTGATTGTGTGGCGTGGCGCAACTCAGCGGAGTTTATCACAAAATATTTTAGCAAAGGTGGGCTGATCGCGCTTGACGGCGAACTCCAGACACGCAACTATACGGACAAGGACGGCAACAAACGGAAGGCGACTGAATTGCTTGTGAGCAGTGCCGCTTTCACGGGCGAAAAACGCGAAGCCGCTGCAAAACCGACACCAACGGAAGATGATTACAGCGCTATTTCTGACGATGATTTACCATTCTGAGGAGGGCGTATGAAAATCAAATTTATTATACCGGGCGAGCCGCAGGGTAAAGCCCGCCCTCGTGTGGTGCGAATGAAATCCGGGCGCAGCATGAGCTACACGCCTGATAAAACCGTAGCGTATGAAGAGCTTGTAAGACAACGATTTTTAGCCGAGGCACAGGGTAGGCGCTTTGCCGACGATGCACCGATAGATATAATTATCACGGCATTTTTGAGTATCCCGAAGAGCGCCAACAAGCAAAAGCAAATGCTGATGACGAGCGGCGCACTTTTCCCGCAGAAAAAGCCGGACTTGGACAATATTATGAAGATTGTGTGCGACGCCTTAAACGGTTTTGCTTACAGAGATGACGCGCAGATTGTGAATGCAAAAATCTGTAAGCGATGGTCGTCGGATATACCGAGCGTCTGGGTGACGATAGAGGGAGAGGAGCGCAAAAGCAATGGACATACGTAAATTTGGCGCAACAGGCATTAAAGAGCCGTACTACATAATGCTTTCGGGGACAAATCGGCGGGCGAGCTGCCGAGGTTGCATATACCGGCGCGGGATAGGTTCTCGCGGAGACCGATACAGTGTGTGCTGCTATTGCTATGATACGGGACTCCCACGCGGATGCCCGCCCGAAAAGTGCGACAAGAAACGGAGGAAAGGTGGCGCGAGATGAAAGCTTTACAGCGATACCAAATGAGCAAAACGGAAAAAGCGGCGTTGAAAGCGGAAATAGCGAGGCAGGTGCACGATCTTGATGAAAAGTTTTCGGCCGAAATCTGTGCTATGCTGCTTTGGGCGTTGCACGAGGAATTCGGGTTCGGCGCCGACCGCCTCCGCCGCGTGTGGGACTGCGTGGCGGTGCATCGGGCGGAATTGCTCAAACATTACGATATGCAGGATAACGCCGAATTTATTTTGCTTTACAAACTGCGCCAGATCGGCGTGGATGTGGAAAAGTGGACGGCGGAACCGCAAACGCAAAAGGTGGTGCTAAAAGAATGACGCAGCGTCTGGGCCCATGCCCGCAGAACTGCCCGGACAGATACGCAAACGAGCACGAGACTTGTCACAGTACATGCCAAAGGTACATGAGATACAAGCTCACAAAATTGCTTGAGGGTAAGCAGCGCGCGAAAGCAATAGACGAGGTAGGCTTCCACCGAGACGTGCGGAAAGCCGTCGAGAAAAAACGCGAAAGGAAGATCAGATATGACAACAGATGAACTCATCAAAAGGTGGATGAAGCTATGAACCGATACGAACTACAAGCAATGCGACATTACGTGCGCAAAGTACAAAAGTTAGTTTATAAAACACGCGATTGTATTATTTCTGGGTGCGATAACTGTGACTGGGCTTACATTTGCGAGCTAACAAACTGTCTGTTAAAGTTTATACAGCACGAATTAAACCGATACGACGCGAAAGGAGAACTGAAAGATGATAACAATAGATGAACTCATCAAGGCGCTTGAGCGCATGAAAGCGGAAACCGGCTCGCTGGCAGACTCCTTGTGCTGCCTCGGTTGCGGGCATGAGCATAATTGCGGCGTGCATGGGTGCGCGGTTATTCGGGAGGCGATAAAAACCGCGAAGCTGTATCAAGCGGCGTATAAAGTGCTCGAGCGGCAGCGGGATTGTAACACATGCCTTTACAACAAGCCGTGCGGAATGGACGATTTGCGCTGCACGGTCTGCACGAGAGGGCAACAATGGAGATGGGACAGAGGAGAAATCGAAGCATGAACGCTGCACTCCTGACATCAAAAAATATGTGTTGGTGTACGCCACAAGATTTTTTTGACGAGCTGAACGCCGAATTTCATTTCGTTCTCGACCCGGCGGCAACCGACAAAACGGCGAAATGCTCTTTGTATTACACGCCGGAAACGGACGGGCTTTCGCAAAGCTGGGATCGTGGTGGCGCTGTATTCTGCAACCCGCCTTATGGGCGTAACATTGGCAAATGGGTACAAAAGGCATACAAGGAGGCGGGGGGGGGGCAACACAATCGTGCTGTTAATACCCGCGCGAACGGATACAGCATATTTTCACGATTACATTTACGGAAAGGCGGAGATTCGCTTCGTGCGCGGGCGGCTACGGTTTACGGACGAAAGCGGGAACGCGAATGGCCCTGCCCCGTTTCCGTCCATGGTGGTGATCTACAACGGTAAAGCAGAGGAGGCGTAGAATAGTGACTAAAATGACGCACCTATCTCTTTTCTCCGGCATAGGGGGACTTGACATCGCCGCGGAATGGGCGGGATTTGAAACAGTTGGGCAATGCGAATGGGCAGATTATCCCACTAAAGTGCTTGAAAAGCACTGGCCGGATGTACCGCGCTGGCGAGACATCCGCACGCTGACAAAGGAGGAATTTTATGAGCGAACAGGATTATATACAGTTGACCTTATTTCCGGCGGATTCCCATGCCAGCCCTTTTCTGTCGCCGGGAAGCGCCGAGGCAAGGAGGATGACCGTTACCTCTGGCCGGAAATGCTGCGCGTTATTCAGGAGCTCCGGCCCGCTTGGGTCGTTGGTGAGAACGTTGCTGGTATCGTCAGCATGGCGCTCGACCAGGTGCTTGCTGACCTGGAAGGTATCGGCTACGCCTGCCAGGCGTTTATTATACCGGCTTGCGCCGTTGACGCCGCGCACCGGCGAGACCGATGCGCGATTGTGGCCTACAGCGACAGCGGAGGACGGCTATACCGGGAAACTGAAAAGCACTCAGCAGAAGCCTTGGAGTATGCACAGCGTGAATTTAGCGGATGCAGTTCGTATGTGGCCGACGCCAAGCGCATCAGATTGCGGGAGAACGGCAATCAATCCGCACTTGACCCAAAACGGGACAATCCGTCACATCGGGAAAAACGGAGCACAGAGCTATGCGAGACTGGATGCGGTAGTAGCAATGTTCACCACGCCAAAGGCTCGAGATGCAAAGGATACGACGAGGCTACCTCCGAGCAGGCTTGCAAACCCGGGCAAAGACAACCTTGTGCAGCGCGTCGGCCGGGAGATCCAAAAGGAGAATGGTGGTCAGCTGAACCCGACGTGGGTCGAGTGGCTCATGGGGTTCCCCATCGGGTGGACAGACTTAGATGCTTAGGCAACGCTGTCGTCCCGCAGCAGTTTTATCCGATTTTCAAGGCGATCGCCGACGTGTGGCAGTAAGGAGGATTGAGAATGACCAAAGAGCTTTTGGAGCAATACCCCGACATCTGCGCGGAAATTGAGGAGCTTGAGCGCGAGAATAAAACGGTGATAAGCGATATAGTGCGCGGATCATCGGATGAGTTTCCGTTTACCGAGCACCCCATCACCGTGCGCGGGCTTGGGCCGCAGAGATATGCCGAGCACATTGCAAAGCTCAAAGCGCAAAAGCAAGAGGTAGAGCAATTTGTATTCGGCATCAAAAGCGCATGGTTGCGGCGCGTCGTGATGCTTCGTGCGTTTCATGGCTATTCGTGGGACAGGGTCGCGGCGCAGATGAGCAAAAGCGGGAAAGTTCCGGCTATCAACACGCTCAAAAGCCAGTATTATGGTTTATTCAAAAATGAGTGCCCGGGCGAAAAATAATTTTTGCTTTTCGGCGTTTTTGTACCAAATGGTGCGATTTAATCTATATACTAAATAATAGAGTTATTAGGTAAAGCGCCGGGGATTAGGTTCCTCGGCGCTTTTGCCATGACGGAGGAACGATGGAAAAGCAAATAGCTTTAGAGAGCAACGCAGACTATGAGGCGTTTACGGATAAATTTAAGCACAAGCTGACGACGGATGACTGCTATACGCCGCCAAAGGTATACGAGGCGGTAAAAAACTGGGCGTGTGCAAAATACGGGATTGATCCTGCAAAAATCGTTCGCCCTTTTTATCCGGGCGGAGATTACGAGAGTTTTGATTATTCCGGCGGCGCGGTAGTAGTTGACAATCCGCCTTTTTCAAAATTCGTTTCGATTTGCTCGTTTTATCTAAGCGAGGGTGTCCCGTTCTTTTTGTTCGCGCCGGAGCTGACGTTGTTTTCCGGGCGAAGTATATTTACACAAATAAATCACATAGTTCCCGGATGCACGGTGCAGAAAGAAGCCGCCGAGAAAGCGGCAAGAAAAAAGGAAGCAATAAAGTGGAGCTTTTCGGAGCGAGAACTAAAGCTAATCGAAGAGCTCGGGAGGAGGGCGAAAAGATGAACAAAAAAGCATATCGCCCGTGCCCGCGCCCAAGCAGCTGCGTGTGGGATACATACGCGAGGACGGGCGAGCATTTGTGCATGCTTGCGGTTTGCCCGTATGCGCTCTGCGTCAAGCGGTTGACTGAGCGGCGGGAGGCCGAGAAGAACGAGCGCAGCGATTCGGAGGTAGGTCATGAGCTTTGATTACAACGCGCCGAGATGGCGGAGGTTGCGAGCGTCTGTGCTGAGGCGGGATGGCTATCTGTGCCGATATTGCCTGCGGTATGGGCGGCGACGTCAAGCAACGACCGTGCACCACATCGAGCACGCGGACGAACATCCGGAGCTTGCGTATAACGCAGACAATCTTATTAGTTTGTGTGAGACGTGCCACAACAAAATGCATCCGGAAAAAGCAAAGAACGCGGGGAGGTATGGAATATGAGAGACCACAGAGATCCCCGCCCTCATCCGACGCGCCTTCCGGGGATGGTAG